TCCGGATGCGTCTAATTTCAGCACCTCACGCTTCGATCCGGCCTTAGAGATGTCGCCGTATTTGTCTAACTTGTTTTCGAACGTCAAGAACGTGGGGCACAAGCGCGCGGGCAACGCGAATCTTTTCATACGTGGCTCCCGTTCCCGTGCCAACTTAAAATCCTTGCCTGTCGCCCGCCTCATCTTCGATGAAGTTGACGAGATGGTTCAACAGAACATCCCATTAGCTATGGAGCGACAGTCGGGCCACGAGGAAAAATGGGTCGATATGATTTCAACGCCCACCGTAGACGGTATGGGCATCCATGTCTACTACCATGAATCAACACAAGACCATTTCTTCTTTAGGTGCCCAAGCTGTAACAAATACATTGAACTCTCTTACCCTGACTCCCTGGTCATCACCGCTGATTCATTACAAGATCCCCGGCTCGATGACACCCATCTCATCTGTACGTCATGCTCCAAGGTACTGGATCACAGCGCGAAGTCTGAGTGGCTGACGCTAGATAATTGCAAATGGATACCCACATATGAGGGTCGGGCCTCCAGAGGCTTTCATATAAATCAAATGTACTCGTTCACAGTCTCCCCCAAAGAGCTGGCGGTATCTTATCTCAAAGGCCAGATCAATCCGGCTGATGAGCAAGAGTTCTACAACTCGAAAATGGGTATCCCGCACGTTGCACAGGGCGCCCGAATCATGGAAACAGACATCCAAAATTGTATCGGCAGTTACATCTCACCTGATTCAGTTGAGGATTCTGGACTTATTACAATTGGCATCGACGTAGGTAAGTGGCTACACTATGAAATTGCACAATGGCATTTCCCCAATGGCAATGTCGCTAACGATCTTTCGCTGTCCGCGATACCACGCGTTCTCAAGGCCGGTAAAGTTCTGGATTTTGAGGACTTAGATGACCTTCTAATCGACTACCGTGTGGTTTTTGGCGTCATAGACGCACACCCCGAGAAGCGTAAAGCCTTAGAATTCGCCAAACGTTATGAAGGTCGCATCAAGCTTTGTTATTATACACGCGGGGTGTCTGGTCGAAGCATCACAACACATGCTGAAGAAGAATACACGATCTCCGTGGATCGTTCATCGTGGATGGACGCAGCATTAAGCCGGTTCCATGCCGAACGTATCATATTACCCCGTGACATAAGTCAGGAATACCGGGATCACTTGCAAGCAGTCGTGAAAATCTACGAACATGATGCCGACGGGAACCCGGTAGCTAAGTTCGTTGTGGGCCAGAATGTCCCTGATCACTTTGCCCATGCTAGAACATACTGCGAACTGGCACTACAGTTTGCGGCCAGTCTGTCATCTTCTGAATCCATAACGGGTGTGTACTAGTACCAAGACACTGGCCTAAGACACTGGCCTAAGACACTGGCCACAAGAATCTCGAATCTTTAGGCGAATACATAATATGCTCAAAATCAACGAGATAACTCATCCGACATACGACGCCGACTTACCTTATTGGGAGAAGTACCGGGCAACATATGAAGGCGGTATGGCGTTTGTAGAGAAATACGTCAAGAAGTTCAGCTTACGTGAAGATACGACTGATTTCGCGGCCCGTAAAGCCCTGAGTTACTGTTCTGCACACGCAAAAGCCGCTGTTATTGACATCCGTAATGCGATTTTCCAACGTATGCGGGACATTACACGCGAGGGCGGAACAGTCACGTATCAAGAAGCTGTTATGGGCGAGAACGGTGGGGTAAATCGCAATAATAGTTCAATGAATCACTTCCTGGGCGAGGACGTGCTGCCAGAACTACTCGTTGAGGGCAAAGTCGGCGTGTATGTAGATCGTGGACGCCAAGATCCGGGCACCACGTTGCTGGAATCCCGCAGCAACATGCCATATCTATACACCTACACTGCCGAATCCATATTATCATGGACTTATGGCCCCGATCAGGAGTTAGAAGTCGTGTTACTGGAAGATACCTATGATATCTTAGATCCAGACACGGGCCTCACGGTAGAGATAGGCACACGTTACCGTATGATGAAGCGTAATTCCGCGGGTATCGAAGTCACATTCTATGATGCTGACGGCGATCCTATTATAGACGATTCTGAGTTAGCAGGCACCTTACTCCTCAATCTTCCACGTATACCCTTCGTGATTTTCGAGATCAGTCAGTCGCTACTCGTAGACATCGCCGATCAGCAGGTTGCTTTGACGAATCTTGTTAGCGCCGACATGAATTATTGCACACGCAGTGGCTTCCCAATCTACGTGGAGCAGTTCAATCCGCTGTCGAACTTCGATGATCTACGTAAGGCTGAAGTACCGCGTACCGGTGTAGATGGTGGCGTAGCCGCCGAGGCCCCGAAAGCCAGTCCGCAAGAGATCTCTGTTGGCGTAGCACAGGGGCGTAGATACCCAAAGAATCTGGAAGCTCCATCATTTATTCACCCGTCTGCGGAGCCGTTGATCGCTAGTATGCAGAAACAGGAGCAAATCAAACGGGATATTCGCCAGAATATTAACTTAGCCCTGACAAACATTGACCCCAAACGAGCTAGCGCTGAGTCTAAGCAGGTAGATGAACGCGGCTTAGAGGCGGGCCTCTCGTATATTGGCTTAGTCCTCCAGCATGGCGAGATGCAGTTAGCTGAACTGTGGGCGCGGTATGAACAGGCTAAAGAGATTCCGGTAATCACTTACCCATCGAACTACTCGCTACGTACAGACGAGCAACGGGCGATTGAAGCTGACGGCTTACTCGACATGATCCCCAAGTTGCCGTCTAAAACATACCAGAAAGTTCTGGCTAAGCGGGCCGCGGGCCTAATCATCGGGCACCGGGTTGCTACGACTACGCTCAAGACTGTAGAGAATGAGATCGACGCGGCCCAAGTCGTTGATATCGACCCAGACCGTCTGCTCGCAGATCGTGAGGCTGGTCTGGTCTCAACGGATCTAGTGTCTACCGCCCGACAGTACCCTGACGGCGAGGTCGAAAAAGCAAGCAAAGATCATGCCGAACGGTTAGCTAGTATACAGGCGGCGCAAACCAGTCCTGAGGATTCAGTTAATCCTAATCCGGCAGCCAGGGGCATCCCTGATGGCGCTGTTACACCTACTTCGGATGCTAAAGAGGAATAGTCATGGCGACATATGCCACCGCAGCTGAAGGCGATACATATTTTGCACTGAGGCTCAATGCAGACCCATGGGAAGATGCTACAGAAGACAACAAGACTCGCGCCCTGAATCAGGCCTCTCGAATCATCGATAGGTTGAATTTCCTCGGGACCAGAACGGAGGATACTCAAGAGTTACAGTTTCCGCGTGACGATGATACTGAGATCCCCACGGATATCCAGTATGCTTGCTTAGAGCTGTGTCTATCGTTACTGGATGACGTTGATCCGGGGCTTGAGTATGAGACAATGGCTATGACCCGCTTCAAGTTTGCAGATGCTGAATCAATATATAAGCGGGACGATGTACCGATGCATATTGTCGCCGGTGTCGTTAGTATCGAAGCCTGGAGATTTCTGATACCATATCTTAGAGATGCCAACGAGATGCACGTCAATCGCGTATAAAACCACGAGAGGTTGCGACTATGTATAAGCATAACAGAACGTATTGGACGCCGGCTTTTGAGGATACACCTACGCCCGTGGCGCCGCCTGTTCCGCCCACAGATCCACCCACGCCTTCGGCCCCAGCTCCGTCAACGGATATGCCCACGCCCGAGAAGCTAGCTGAATTAGCGCGTGTTGCCGAACAGTATAAAAAGAGCGCAGCAGGACTCACTGCTGAAATCGAGATGCTGCGGAAGCGGGCTGATTTGACCGCTGCTGAAAAGACTGATCTCGAAAAGCGATTAGACTCGTTGCAGAGTCAAAGTCTGACCAAAGAGGAATTAGCTGCACAGGCGAATAAAAAGCTCCTCAAAGAGCACACAGATGTTATCGAGACGCTCCAATCGGAGCGCAACACTTGGCAGGAACGCTTCACTGAATCGATGATTATCCGCACTATCACTGACGCAGCGGCGACAAATGAGGCTTTCTCAGCTGAACACATTGTCGCCTTATTACGACCCAGTACACAGGTAGTTGAGAAGAAAGACGAAGCAGGCGTAAGTTTGGGCTTCGAGGCCCGGGTACAATTAGATAGCACCAATGCTGAGGGCAAGCCAGTAACCCTCGATTTGACAGTGGCGGAAGCTGTCGTAAAAATGAAAGAACTTCCAAAACACCAGAATCTCTTCAAAGGGGAGGGATTCAGTGGGCTCAATGCGGGTAATCGTGGTGGAGCTGTTGGGGCCGTTGATCTGGTTGAAGCAGCCAGAAAGAGCCCGGCGGCTTATCGCGCGGCCCGTAAAAAGTCTGCACTAGCTAAAACAAAGTAACAGGAGAATTACAATGAAGGAGCCGCGCTTCAATCCTAGTTTCATGTCGCCTGCCCACGCGAACGACTTGGATGCTTTCATCCCGGAAGTTTGGGCGCAGGAGTCGTTGATGGTGCTGGAAGAGAACATGGTTATCGCTAACCTTGTTAATAAGGATTTCTCGGACGAGGTTGCTGCTTATGGTGATACGGTTAATACCCGTAGCATCGCTGAGTTCGAGATGGCTCGTAAGACCGATGCGGATGAAGTCGAGACGCAGGATGCTGAAGCAACGAACATCCCCGTTGTTTTGAATCAGCATAACTACTCCAGTTTCATCATCAAGGATGGCGAGGAGTCCAAGGGCTTCCAGAATCTTCGCGAGAAGTATCTGGTGCCAGCTGTTCGATCCATTTCGCGTGGTATCGATCAATTGTTGCTTGCTCAGCAGTATCAATTCATGACGAATTGCGCTGGATCATTAGGTACAGCGGCTTCGCGTGGCTCGGTTCTGGCTTCTCGTGAAGTCATGAATGTCAACAAGGTGCCGCTTGATGGCCGTAACTTCATCATTACACCGGGTGCCGAGACTGACCTCTTGGACACTACGCAGTTCATTGACGCAAACACTCGTGGCGACGACGGTACCGCTATGCGTGAGGCCAACATCGGTCGGTTGCTTGGCTTCGACTTCTACATGGCGCAAAACTGCCCGTCGATTGCCTCGGGCAACACAACCCACACTGCTGCAGTGAATCTTATTGCAGGTTATGCTATCGGCTCAACATCCATCGCCATTGACGGCACGAGCGAAGATCTCGTTGCTGGCTCCTGGTGTACGATTGCCGGTGACATGATCCCTCAGAAGATCACCGCTGTTAGTGGCTCGCCGACGACGCTGCTTACTATTAGTCCTGGTTTGAAGCGAGCCGTTGCCAATGAAGCAGTGA